GCAAGACTGGGGCAGTCTTGCCGCCAGCCCGGGGAACTAAAAAGCCATCCACCGGATGCCTTTTTACCCTGCCGGGCCGTTCCCTTCAAATCCCCTCTGCTCTTTACCAGAAACACAAAAGGATAGCCATCGGCTATCCTTTTATTATGCGTTGGTGGCTGCTTGCGGAGCTTAATCGAACACTGCTAACAGCCAATTCCTCTGCCTCATCAATAATTTTGAATGATACTGGTGAGTCATCTTTTGTCCCGGAAAATGCGATTCTTATTTCATCGTCATAAAGGTAAATCTTTGTAACAAACTGATCGAACAGCCTTTTGAGATAATCCTTGCTTTCTACCGAGCCTTCCTTGAACGAGAGGAAATAACATCTGACGTGCTCGCGGTCGTACTCTTTCAGGTTGTATGTCGCAAGCCGGATATCCTGTTCTATCTCCTTCTTGTCGGCTTCCAGCTTTAGCAATTTATCTTTCGTTGAGTCGGTGTACATTCCACGCGCTATAGCGTCTACAAGGTTGTCCAACTGCGACTGCACATCTTTAAGCTGATTACGCATTTCCATTATTCTCTGGGATTCAAAGGTTGCCTTTTGATAAACCATGTACTGATCTACCATCCATTCTATCACTTCATCCCGCAGTACGTGCTCTTTGATGAAGAGTGCCACCGTCTTCTCCACCCAATCCCGCTTTACCGCTTTCTTATCGCATGAGCCGTCTTTTCTCGCAGAATAGCAAGCATAGTAATGGTGCTTGGCTCCGGACTTTGAAGTTCCCGACATTCCCGTCATAGGCGAATCACATTTACCGCAGAACAGTTTGCCCGTCAGCAAATAATCCCCGTTTTCGTTGTGCCTGCGCCGCAGGGGCCGTTCCCCCTTTATCTTCTTCTGCGCCATCTCAAAAACCTCCCTATCTATTATAGCCGGCATACCGTTCTCGATTACAATGTCGCTCCACTTATAGGTGCCGATATACCGTTCATTTGAGAGCAGCCTTGAAAAGCTGCTTCGCCCCCACGGAGCGCCCTTCTTGGTCTTGATCCCCCGTGCATTAAGTTCGTTTGCAATATCCACAAAGGCCATGCCCGCCAGCACCTTCGTGAATATCTCCCTCACGGTTTCCGCTTCCTCCGGCACTATCTCATATTTCCCGTCGGCCCCGCGCCTGTAACCCAGCGGGGGGCTGCCGTTGTTGACCCTGCATTTTTTTGCGTTGTCCCTCATGCCGCGCAGAATATCCTCGGCCATATTTTCTATGTAGAACTGATTTACGTTCATCATGTTGCGGAGCGCAAAGCGTCCCGCGGCGGTATCGTCAAAGTTTTCTTCGGTGTAAAAGCACTTTATCCCTAAGTTGCGGAGGATTATATCGTTGGTCATAGCGTCCAGCATATCCCTGCCCAGCCTGCTCGATTTCCACGAGATCACCACATCAAACTTATGTTCCCTCGCGTCCTGCATCATTAGGCGGAACTGCGGCCTTGCGTCGGTTTTGCCAGAGATAGCCCTGTCTGCATATATGTTGGTTATCCTATACCCGTTATCCCGGGCATACTTCGTGCATACCTCAATCTGCTGCTCTATCGAGGTATCCTTTTGATTGTGGGAGCTGTACCGTGCGTATATGACGGCGTTATCCCCTTGGCTGCTTGCGTATTTCGTTCTTCTCTTTTGCATGGCAGGCTCCTTCACGCCCTTAATCCCTCAACCTGACAAACGATCTGAATATTTTTTTGTAATAATCCAGCATCCCAACGTCGCCAACGGTCATATACTCCGCCGCCGCTCTTGGTATTTCCAGCAGTATCCTATTGCCGTCTTCCGTTTCAAAAAGCGCCGTGGTGGACATGGCTTTGCGCCTTTTCTCGATAATGGTAGCCTTGATCGGTTCGGTCTCAGCGCGTATTGCCCTTTTTTTCTCCATTGCCTCCTTGATGTTACTGATGAAAAGGGCCGTGCCAATGACTATGTATGCGAGTATTAGTATAAACCACAGCATAAGCGATTCCCTCCCCGTATAAAGCCGCCGTCATTGCCCTGACGCTTCGGCAGCGGTTGACTCCGCGCAGGCCTCCTGCCCTGCCTCCTCTGGCTCATCGGCGCAAACGCAGCTTTGTGCCATCTGTATCTTGCGCGCGAATACGCAAATATCCACGAGCCCGAAAAATAGGAAGGTCAGCCCGAAGCAGGTGCTCAGGAGCTTGTATAGGGCGGCAACGGCATTTCCGGTATATGCAGCGGCGTTTTGTATCCCGGTGTATGCATCCCCGCCGTACCTGATATTGGGAACCGCATCGTCAAGTCCTGCAAGGAAGTGCGTGTCTTTTTCTGACAGCAGTATTATTCCCGCAAAGATAGCCGCACAGCCGATTATCAATCCGGCATACAGCCACATGTTTGCACCGCCCAATCCCGTTGCTTCTCTTTTCATAACAATACCCTCTCTTTCTTTGTCTTTTTGTGTAAAATCCCTACCTTCTGTCCTTAAATTCTGTCACAACGATTTTTGATATTTTCCAACAATAACGCACGTTTTCAGGTCTGTTTAGAGTATGCTAAGTGTAAATCAATGAAACTGTAAAGGAGCCGCGCTATGGATAAGGGTAAAAATTCTGACATATCCGCTCCTATCGACAAGGAGCAGGAATTCATTTCTTTTCTTCGCTATTGTGCTGAGCGGTTAGATAAAGGTGTCCCAGTTCAACTAATTTGGCGCGATTATCTGGAGATAAAGAAGCAAAAATTTGATTTATTTCATCCATATCGTCAGTAGACTGGGGAGCGGTGAGATTGTTTCCCCGTTCCATTTTTGCATCGAATCCCATTAACCAAGCTTCCGATACATTTAATGCTAAAGCCAGTGCATAAACTGCATCTTGCTTTCCTTCCCAATCACCTTTTAAATAGTGTGAAATACTGGACTTGCTAATACCTGTTTTCTTAGCCAGTTCAGTTTGAGAAATACCTCGCATATCAATGGCTGTTCTTAGCCTTTTCGAGAAAGTCGCCATTCTTACCGCCATAATTGGCACCTCTTAATCCTCAGATTATTATTATTATAAACTCTCGTTTTAGAAAAATCAACATTTAAAGGCATTAGTTTAGAGTTCTCAAAAAAATATATTGACAAATCTAACAGGCATTGGTATTATTTGATTAGTTGAGAAGTATCAACAATAATAGGAACTGGGGGTGAGTATTTGCCTAAGATGAATTATCGCAAACTACTGGGTCGTATCAAAGAGTACGGATATACTCAAAGAACCGTCGCGCCTGTAATCGGCATTAGCGAATGCCAATTGAGCCAGAAACTAAAAGGAGTTTATTCATTTAAGCAGCCAGAAATTCAAAGGATCTGCGAAGCCCTTGAGATTCAATCTGATGAAATTGGCGAATATTTTTTTTCGCCAGAAAGTTGAGAAACATCAAATATAAGGAGGCCACCATGAAGAAGGTAGTATTACTGACCGAAGTATCGGAAGATGCATTCACAGTTGACCTGACCAAGATTTCGCAGTGCCAGATCAATAGTCTGATGGCAGCCGCACACAAAGGGATAACGGAATTCTATTCCCAGCCCGGAGCGGAAGCGCACTTTCAGGAATGGAAGCGGAGGACAGAAGCAAGGGCAAAGGAGGAAGGGAGCAGGGCATGAGAGAAAAGCTGCAAGCCGCACGGAAAGCTAAGGGGCTGACCCAGCAGGCGGTAGCGGATGCATTAGGAATCACTCTTCGGCATTACCAGAAGATTGAGTATGCGGAGATTGGCGGTTCGTTTGAAATTTGGGACGCCTTGGAGGACCTTCTTTTGGTACATCAACGTACACTCCGAGAGCTTTCAAATAATCGTCCCGACCAAGAAGAAAGTCGGTAGGCACATCGAGAAAGGTAGCCATATCAACCAATAGCTTTAAGTTTGGCTCAATTTCTCCGCTCTCATACTTTTGAAGAGCACGCAATGGAACACCGATTGCATCAGCGGTTCTTTGCAACGTATAGCCTCGATAGATTCGTGCAGAACGAAGACGGTCATTAAGCATAAATACTCCTTTTGAGTGTTGACTTACGCCTAATTATGGCGTATATTATGACCAAGTTATACGCCAATAACAGGCGTAATAATCGAGAACTGCACCACGCCACCGGCAAACAGGTCAAGTATATTTTGCCAAAGCATATTTCATCAATTGATCAAACACACAGGAGGGCAACATGAAACACGGAAGAACCTTGCAGGAGCTTGCCATGGAACTGGACAGGCAGGCGCGAACAAAGAAAGACTATCTCATAGACACATCACTACTCAGCATGAGACTGGAGGACGATGCTCCCGTCCTGCATTTCCCGGCGAACGAGCTATCGCACAGCGGCATCCTCCACATCAACGACATAGCCCATAGGCAGATAGGCCAGTCCCTCGGGATACCCGCGAAGTATTACGACAAGATGAGAACCGAGAACCCGGAGCTGCTGGTCGCCAACGTCAATAGCTGGTTTGATACAACACCTCAGACGCGCATGGTGCGTACGCTCGATGACACCGCCAGGGCGTTTCTCTCTAACCGATACCGCTGTATAGACAACTATGAGGTCGCCGAAACGGTGCTGCCCATAATCGGGGCGATGAAGGGCGCGTCGGTGCAGAGCTGTGAGCTCACTGATCGCCGCATGTACATCAAGGTGGTCAGCGACCGAATAACCGCAGAGATATCCAAGGGCGATGTCGTGCAGGCCGGGTTGGTCATATCCAACTCGGAAGTGGGGATGGGAAGTGTAAATGTCCGCCCGCTTATCTACCGGCTCGTGTGCAGCAATGGCATGATCGCGGAGGACAGCGGCGTACGCAAATACCATGTTGGTCGTGCAAACGAGACTGACAACGTTGATTACAGCATTTACCGGGACGAGACCATCGAAGCGGATGACAAGGCGTTCCTCATGAAGATAGAGGACGTGGTAAAGGCCGCCGTCACCGAAGCGGTGTTCGCAAAATTGGTAGACAAGATGCGCGCTGCCATCGACGCCCGTATAGAGGCTTCCGCCGTCCCCACTGTAGTCGAGCTCACATCAAAGGAGTTCGGGATAAATCAAGCGGAAAGCTCCGGCATACTCGGGCATCTGATAAACGGCGGCGACCTGTCGCTATATGGTCTGGCCAATGCCATCACCCGGCAGGCGCATGACGTGGACAGCTACGACCGCTCCACCGAGCTCGAAGCACTTGGCTACAAGGTTATGACGATGCCCTGTCCTCTATGGAAGCGTATCGCCGCTGCCGGATAGGAGGTACCCATGGCAACATTCCACCGCACACCAAGAGGCTCCGCATATCTGGATATCTCATGGCTGGAGCTGTCTGAATATTCCCATAACCCCATCCCGGTTTGCGACGAATGCCTGCAAGACATGAGAGGGCTCAAAAGCATCACGCTTATTCCCATTCTGAATCAGGCGTATTGCCCCCGATGTGCAACATCTGTGCTGCGGCGGCTGGGGCGTTACCCGGAAGACGCCGCGATAGAAAAACGCAGAGAACGATTTTGGCTCGATTATTTCGGGCTGGAAGATATAAACGAGAAAGGAGAGTGACCTATGTACTATCGTGTCTGCCCTGATTGCGGGGCACACCTCGACCCCGATGAGCGCTGCGACTGTATATTGCCGGCAGCCATGTCTGCCACGGACGCTACCGATTCCATCGAAAAAGAAACAGAGGCCGCCCCGTTGCCCCGGGACAAGCCTCTATTGAACACCTTCAGTTTATCAGAGCTTTTTATCTGCGTCAAGGGGGTAGTCTTATGTGGATAACAGATATGCGAAAATCACAGGATCCACCCATCATGATTAAAGATGTCGTCCCGGTGATAAGGAACATCTTCCCCCGGTATGACGCACAGCTTCACTCAAAGGTGGAGCGTCCCGAACAGTATGGCATAAAGCTTTGCAAGGAGGCCGAGGACGCTATACGCGCGCATTTCCTAATATACCCCATAAAGCCCTCAAAGCCCCACAGCCACGATAACAGAACCATGCCATGTCGTATATACGGCAGGCTGGAAAAAGGCCTTTACAGCCGTTTGCAAACGGCCCTAAAGGCAGACGGGTACGCCTCCACCCAGGATTGGATGCACGATGCAGTAATCGAATACCTCAAGTCAAAAGAACCCGAATCTAAAAAGGAGGCACAGTAATGGCAAAGTTTTACTTCACTTACGGAACGGATGAGGAGTTTCCTTTCCGTGGAGGATGGTCAGAGGTTGAGGCCGATAATCTATCGATGGCCGTTGAGATTTTTAATCTCATGCACCCTAAAAGAAAAAGCGGATGCGTGAACTGCGCGTTTTGGTACACGGAGGAGCAGTTTAAGGCCTCGGGGATGTTGAACGGCAATCTGGGACACTTCTGCCACGAACGCATTTCCGTTACCCGTGAGTTTCTCACCCCATGAACAAATAAAAAAATCTGAAATAAGGAGATATTGCACAATGATACGACAGCCCGAAGAAATGACCTTCACCGACAAGAAATTCTCCATGATTATCTATGGCTCCCCCGGTTTGGGCAAGACCACTCTTGCCCTGTCGGCGCCCGCCCCAGTTATCATCGATTTTGACCGGGGTATATCCCGTGTGAAAGCGTATCACCGCAAGACCACGATAGAGTGCCAGACCTATGAGGAGGTGCTTGATGATCTCCAGTCCCCCATCGTAAAGGATTGCCAGACCCTTATCATCGATACCGGCGGTAGTTTTATATCCTTTCTGCAGGATTGGGCGATGAGAAGCGACCCGGCAAGCAACCAGAAAAAGAAGGGCGGCATATCTCAAAGCGGTTATGGCGCCGTAAAGGTAGAATTCGCCAGATTTACCAGTTTGATAAGAGACATCATGAATAAAAACCTTATTTACGTTTTTCATTCCGATGAACAGAAGGACAAGGACGGCATCCCCCAGCAAAGGCTTATATGCGAGGGCTCTTCACGCAATACCGTATGGACTCCATGTGATTTCGGTGGATATATGCAGATGCTCGGCAACAAGAGGTATATAAGTTTTACTCCCGAGCAGGAGTTTTTCGCCAAGGGCTGCCACGGCATCGAAGGGCGATATGAGGTACCGAGCCTTGGCCCCACCGATAAAAACGATTTTCTCACCAGACTCTTTGCACAGGCACGTGCCAATATCGCCGCGGACAATGAAGCTTTTGCTCCTGTTCGGGAGCAATACGATGCCGTAATGAAGCAAGTGCTTGAAATCATTAAGGGCATCAGCACGGTTGATGACGCTACCAAGGCCGCCCATCATTTGCCTACCCTCAACCATGCCATGACCTCCAAAACAGAAGCCTCTAATCTGCTGAAAGTAAAGGCTAAGGAACTGAACCTGCTGTGGGACAAGGAGGCACAGGAATATCGTGTGAAGGAGGCTGAGTAATGGAGCGTCTGCTTATAACGCAAAGCCTCATTTCTTCATGGGATTATATCTATTCCTGCCGAAATGAGTTTGTAGATACAGCCAAGGAAGAGTTTCTAAAAACCCTGCGCCGGGAACCAAAGGAATCCAACGAGAATATGCGGAAGGGAATTGAATTTGAGAATGAGGTGTATAAGGTCGTTTCCGGGGAAGCGCGTACCTCTCACAAGAAATGGGAAAGAGGCATACAACTGGTATCTGCAAGGTTCATGAATGCGCCCACTCAAATCAAAGCACAGCGGGATATGACCATATCCGGGAAGCCTATGCTGCTGTATGGGGTGTTGGACGCATTGCAGTGCGGAACCATCTATGACGTCAAGTTCTCTACCAAGAGTTTCAATGACAGCACAGTTTACCTCGCAGGGAAGTACCTGCACAGCGCACAGCATCCGATGTATCTGGCTCTTGTCCCTGAAGCGCAGCGATTCACCTATCTGTTATCAGACGGACAGGATTTGTATGAGGAAACCTATACTCGCAGCATGGCCCGGCCCATCGAAGATATCATAGCAGAATTCCTCAGATCCATCCAGTACATGGGACTCATGAAAACCTATGAGGAGAATTGGGGTGCAAAATGAAGGGGCGGCTTATCGACCTCGCTTTAGGGCTCAACGAGAAGCAGCGCATAACGCTGGAGGTGGACGCTGATTTCCGCGAGAAATACGACGCCCTGAAAAGCTCCGATATTCGGGTGGAGATCGTAAAATACCGCGAACCGCGAAGCAAGGACGCAAACGCATACTTCCACGTGCTCGTTAACAAAATCGCCGAGGCTCAAAACCTCGGCGATGACGAAGTAAAGCGGCTGCTGGTTGTCGATTACGGGGCTGTTGCACGAGAAGAATCCGGCGAGGTAATCGGCTTTAAGCTCCCGGTCTCCATAGATGTATCCCGCATTTACCCGTATACCCGAATATTCAAGCAGGTGGAAGAGGGTGGGAAACTGTTTAACTGCTACCTCGTATACAAGCACAGCAGCGATATGGACAGCAAGGAGATGTCACGGTTGATAGACGGGGCCATATACGAAGCAAAAAAGCTTGGCCTTGAAACGGACACGCCGGAGCAGATAGCCCGGTATAAGGAGGAATGGCGTTGAGGAACGTATATTGCCCGTATTGCGGCCGGCAGGCTGAATACGTTGACAGCAAAGTAATCTACGGCAGGAGCTACGGAATGGCTTACCTATGCCGAAACTGTGATGCGTATGTGGGCGTTCACCGCGGCACAGACGAGCCGTTAGGCAGGTTGGCGGATGCGAGCTTGAGAAAATGGAAAAAGGCCGCACACGCCGCATTTGACCCCCTCTGGAAGGCCGGGCGGTTCAAAGGAAAACGCAACGCCGCTTATCTATGGTTGGCCCAGCAGCTCGGGCTCCCGGTAAGCGAAACCCACATCGGTATGTTCGATGTGGAAGAATGTATCTCGACTATACTTATATGCTCAAAAGAAACGAAAGGAGACTATTGATATGCTAAGACCCGAAAGTAAAACACCTTGTTTGGAGCCTTTCCCCAGCTATCCGGTGGCGCAGGAGGCATGGCTTGACAACATCCGCACCGTTACCATTACCGTCGAAGAATACAGAACTCTTATTCGTTCAAACGAAATGATGGCCCTTCTGTACAGGCTGTTCAAGAACGTAGAAAGCTACAATTTCCGCAGTATGGCAGAATACGTGTTTGACAATGCCTATCCCATATCACCCGAGGAGCAAGACGATGCTTAACCGTATTGCCATTATGGGCCGCTTTACCCGCGACCCGGAGCTGAAATACACACCCAGCGGAAAGGCCGTTCTATCCTTCACCCTCGCCTGTGATCGCGACTACCAGCCCAAGGCGGGGGATAAAAAAACCGACTTTGTAGAATGTGTGGCGTGGAATACCACCGCCGAGTTTATAAGCAGGTATTTCAGCAAGGGGCGCATGGCCATCGTGTCAGGCAGCCTTGAATCCCGGAAATGGGAAGCCAAGAACGGGGACAAGCGGATATCTTGGGAGGTACGAGTCGAAAGCATTTACTTTGGCGACAGCAAAAAGGACGATCAGCGCGGGACAAATGCGGCAAGCCCGTCAAGCTCAGGCGAAGCGGGTATACCGGAAGGATTTACCCCAATCGATATGGACGATGAAGATCTGCCGTTCTAAAAGGAGGTTACCATGCAGCACGCATTTGACACCGAGATAGCCAATGCCTACGGCATAAGCGCCGCTATCATATTCAACCATCTGGTGTTCTGGATACAAAAGAATGAAGCCAATAACGAGCATTACCACGACGGCACCTATTGGACATACAACAGCCGCAAAGCGTATAAGATGCTGTTCCCCTACATGGGAGAAAGGCAAATCAAATCTGCGTTTGCTACGCTGATAAATAACGGCCTTGTAAAGACCGGCAACTATAACCGGGTGGCAATGGACAGAACGCTATGGTATGCACTGACCGAAAAAGGTAAATGCATTGCGACGTTTGGTATCAATGCATTAGGCCAAAATGTCCCAATGGAAGAGGACAAAATGTCCCAAGCAATACCAGTTAATACACAGTTATGTAACACAGTTAATACTAATACCCCCCCTACCCCCCCACAGGGGGAGGGTGTCGAGCACAACGAGGACAGTGAGGACAGCTTTGACTCCTTCTGGAAGATTTATCCGCGGAAGGAATCCAAGCAGAACGCCCGTAAAGCATGGGATAAGCTGAAGCCGTCGCCGGCACTTGCAGAAAAAATCATCAAGGGAGTGTTGATATATGCCGCCACCCCGCAATGGACAAAGGACGGCGGGCAGTTTATACCGCACCCGTCCACCTTCCTCAACCAGCGGCGATGGGAGCAGGCCATTGAAGGCACCGTAAACGCTACGGCGGCAAGCAGCAATCTTGAACGGCTTTACCAGCAGTGCTTGGAGGAAGAGGGCTGTTGGGGAAACGGCGGCAACGGCGATGCAGAAGAGTGACGTTGTAAAACTGTTCAAGGCGATCACCTCGGCGTATCCCGGAGAAAAAGGGTTTTCCTCGGCGGACATGGACGCAGTGAACATCTGGGCGGCGATGCTCGGCGACATACCGTATGAGCGGGTGATCCTCGCGCTGCAAGCGCATATTTCCGAATCGCCGTATCCCCCAAAGATAAGCGACATCCGCAAGTGGGCGCTGTCGCCGCCAATGCCGGATCTCACTGCGGCATGGGGGTATGTTGCCCGGGCAATCCGCGATTATGGCTACAACAATTCCGACAAAGCTCTCGCTTCCATGCCGGAAGATGTGCGTTTCGTCGTTAAGCAGTTGGGCTGGACGGATCTGTGCCTCAGCGAGAACGCAATGGCCGACCGGGCGCACTTTCTGAAAATCTACGCAAACCACTGCGCGAACAAGGCCCGAATGTCAACCCTGCCCCCGGCAGTACGGGCGGCGCTGCCCGAGAAAGGAGATACGCACGATGAAAAACAGACGCTATCGTTGCACTCGCCCCGCGAGGCGAACCATTAAGGCCGTCGTTACGCTGTTAGGCGCAATCCTGCTTTTCCGATGGTGGAGCGCCATAGCGTATACGACCCGCGGCTATAAGGCCATAGGCGGCGAGTATTTCGCCCTCACGCTCCCGCTTTATTGGGCAGCGGCAAAGTGTGTGATGCGCGATTTTACGGATGGGACTTACAAGCAAGGACAAAAGGAGAGCACCGGATGAAAACTGTATTTTCCGTATTCGGCGAACCTCAGGGCAAAGGCCGGCCTCGTTTTTCCAGAATTGCCAATGGCCGAACCATTACCCGCACCCCCGACAAGACGGTGCTGTATGAGAACCTCGTGATTACCGAATATCGCAGGCAGACAGGCGATAAACGGTTTGATGACCGGGCGCAGTTGAGCATATCGCTGGTAGCATATTACGGCATACCAAAGAGCGCCAGCAAACGGGTAAAGGAAGCCATGGAATCGGGAGCCCTACGACCCATAAAAACGCCTGATACCGACAACATACTCAAAATTGTCTGCGATTCGCTCAACGGTGTTGCATACCGTGACGATGCTCAGATAGTGGATTCCCGAGTGCAAAAGTTCTACTCTGCCATTCCCCGGGTTGACATCGTGATAGAAGACATATAGGAGGCCAATATGAATTACGCATTAAACCTTACCAGCGATACCTTTAACCAGTTCAAGCACGACTTTGACAGCATCATTCAGGGCACTATCCAGACCATGGAGCAGAAGGGCAGTTTGGATGCCACCATAGCCGTGACGTTCAACATATCCTTCAGCGAAGACTCCGCCCCAGACCCTAAGATTTCGGCGTATGCGGCCAGAAGAGACATTATCATACCCAAGATCAGCCACAAGATAAAGAGTGTTATCAAGGTGGAGGACTCCCGCTCCGGGTATGTAGGCGGCGCCAAGTTTGAGCTTATATGGGACAAGGCGGAACAGTGTTACTGCATACGCAGAATAAGCGATTGTGAGCCCAACCTGTTCAACTACCAGAATGCGGCTGCCGATGCGGAAGGCGATGTATATGACCCGGACGAAATAGAAGTAAACATCGGTGTACAAGGGGTACAAACAAGATAAAATAGAAATGAGGGGCGATAGAGCGGAAATGTCAGATTTTCCACTCTATCTGAACACGGTCGCTGGTGGCCTTGATCGTAGAGATCAAACCATCGGCGGCTTTTCTTTTGTCGTCAAAATCTATGCTGTCCCAGTTGTCGAGATAATAGGATAACTTCTTTATCTGCTGGGGAGATATGGTTTCAACGCTCAATTCAGCGATTGCCTTTGAAATGGTCTGGCGTCGGGTGTCCAGTTCTTCAATTTTTTTGTTAGCGTAGGCAAGCAAGGTCGCATTGGCTCCGGTCAGCGTATCCAGCAGCTTTTCAATTTCTGCCTCCACCTGTGCCAGCTCCACTTGATAGGCGGTCAGTTTCGGATTGACTTTTTCCTCTCTGCCGTGGAGTATCTGAAAGTCTTTGAATTTCTCCTGCATGGCCGAGAAAATGAATTGCTCAAATTCTTCTTTGCGGATTTTCCCGCAGCCCGGACAGCCTTTGTTTTCCGTCCGTTTGGTACAGCGGAAATATCCGGTGCTGTTTGGTACATGGGTGGCTTTCAGAGCATACCCACAATGCCCGCATTTGATTTTTCCGGCCAGCCAAGTATTTTTCGGTTTCCGTCCCTGCTGGAAGGTGGTATTTGCCATAAGTTTTTTCCGGCATTTAAGCCATGTGTCAGAGGAAATGAGTGCTTCGTGGGGAGCGATAACAAGTATCTGGTCTTTTAAGCACCTGTCCTTGTCCTCCTTCACATCCCGCCCCTGATAGAGATAGCAGCCGTTTGTTCCGGCAAAGTCGGAAGCGTCATTGACAATCGCTGCGCCCTGGCTCTTGAAAAATTCGTACAGCTCCAAATCGGCCTGTGCGTAAACGGGGTTTCTTAAAAGCTGGGAAAGAAATGTACGGAACATGGATTTGCCATAAATTTTTATGTCATGTTCCTCGAAGTATCGGGTAATATCTCCGAAGGAGGTTTCCGGTTCAGCGTACATTTCAAACATCAGCCGAACATGGTCGGCGGCTACGGGGTCGGCAACCATTTTCTTTGTGCGGATACCCTCTACCACAGTAGGCTCTAACTGATAACCGTATGGTGCCTGCCCGCTCATGTGGAAGCCTTTCAGGCACCGGGAATAGTAGGCGTCTGTGACACGCTTCTGAATTGTCTCACGTTCAAGCTGGGCGAATACAATGCAGATATTCAGCATGGCCCGGCCCATCGGGGTCGAAGTATCAAACTTTTCCGTGGAGGATACAAACTCCACATCGTACTCTTGAAACAGCTCCATCATCGTTGCAAAGTCCAGAATAGAGCGGCTTATACGGTCCAGCTTGTACACGATGACCCGCCGAACCTTTCCCTTGCGGATCTCGCCCAGCAGCTTTTGAAACTCTGGCCTGTCCGTATTCTTACCGGAATAGCCTTTGTCCTTGAATACCCGGCAGCTCCCACCTTTCAATTCATACTTGCAAAAGTCGATCTGACTTTCAATGCTGATACTGTCCTTGCGGTCTACTGACTGTCTTGCGTAAATACAATCTTCTCTGATAAATTCCATATTGGGCTCCTTTCCTTGTTGGAATGGAGCTACCAACCTTACAACTATATTATACCATCAGCAGCCCCGGACAACAATGTTGCGAATGATTAGGGAAATCTGTCCCCATATTTGCTGAACACCTCGTAAAGACAACGCTCAATTTCTTTTTTGCGCTGTTCTTTCTCCTTCGGGGGAAGTACCGGCGTGAGGCTTTCCAGCACAATGATCTTCCCTTGAAATGCGACAGACTTTGTTTCTCGTTCATAAGTGACAGCTTGCGTCATTGAAAACCTCCTTTGCGAAAGTGCGTGTATATGCCAGCCTTTCCCACTTGTCCCGTGGGGAAATGTCAAAAGACGGCACCCAGCAGGTGCCGCCCTTTGAGCTTTCTCCACTTCGGGTCAATGTGGCCCGAGGTCAGTAAGGACTGGAAAGGTACTTTTCTTTGGCGTCCTCCACGCTGTTGAGGTCGAATACTTCATAAAGCTGCCCCACAACACGCCGTATATCCTTCTTTGAAAATCCGCAGTTCTCCATTGCCATAATGACATAACCACGGCAGGCGTCATTGCTCCATTCGTCCGGTTCCAAGCCGGGGATCATTCCAAACGCATTTCCCATAAAGTGCTCCTTTTTTGAAAAGATGGGGAGCCACGCCGGATCGGTTGGCCTATCATCAGACAGCATTGCCGGGGGCTCCCCATAGGTTTTCACTTCATTTCAGACACATCGGACGGACATAGGCTTCATGCCCCATAGTATTTCAACTCTCCCCATTCTGATGGCAAGGCGTTCTCATTGCCTGCGACGGCTCACGGCTTGCAAGGCCGCTTCAACGCTCGGACTGTGACTAAACGCAAGTATCCGGGTTCTGCGCCTGTTCCGGTGGAGCCAGCCTTGCCCCACCTATGGCATGGACCTGTTCGCTCGCTCAGTTTTACAAAGACTGTATTCTCTGAAATCCGAGGTCATGGCGGGTCTGTCACACAGCGCGTTCCCCTTCGTATCCGGGTGTCTTTTTATTCAATTTTCAATCTGCATGAGGCTTGTCTGAACCTCGGGCCATTGTGACCCGAAGTGTTTTGCCTCTCATAAGCCATTTCATTTTCCGGCCTAAATCGGTACGCCTTACAAAGAATTTTTCAAAATTTTTTCTAAGCGCCGCAGACCTCGCTCGATTGCGACACGAACCACTTTTTCATGGACGC